ATTATATTAAATGCATCAAACCAAAAATACAAATATTATTGTTTTAAAACTTTTCTAACATCTAAATTAGATTTTATAAATTTTTCTAAATAAGTTTTATCGTGGTATTCATTATTATTATCATGATTCTTCGTAAAAATATATGAATCTTTTCTTTTTTTAATACACCAACCTTCATCTAAAGCATTATACAGTAACAGCATTTTTTGAAATATAATATTGTCTACATCAGTGTTATCAAATATCTTTATATTTTTATTTTCTAAATAATCATTTATATTAATTTGTATTTCCATTAAATTTTTATTAGAAAAATATTATCATTTTTAAACTCTTACACTAATCATTATTTCAATAAATATTATTTAATTAAATATTTAAATAAAAATAACAATTAAATATTTAACTATTTTTAACTATATAATGTTTAAACCTACAACTAATAAAAAAGTTAAATATAATAACAAGAATGGGGTTACATTAGATAATAAACATAATGAATTTTTAAATGAATTTTCAAAAGATGAAAATATAAAAATTCCTTCACTAAAAAAAGAAAAGGGCGACCTTCAAAAAAAACTTAAAAACGTTCATTTAAATATTGAACAAAAGTTAGAGATAATTGATAAAATAAAATTTATTACTGATGAAATTAGAAATACAAAGAATAATAAAAAAAACTATTTTTTAGATAACTCAAAATATATTTTTGAATATTTTGAGAATAAAAAAAATATATCAAACAATAACAATAATCAAGTAAATAAGGTTAAATTGCTAAATTCATTTTTTAAAATTAATGAAGATGAATCTAACAATATTATAAATCAAAATCAAAATAATAATATTGTTCAAAAATATCTCTCTAATATTGACACAACCTTTTTAGATATAAATTCATATATATATCCTACAGATATATGCAAGTATTGTTATAAAGGTGAATTAGTGCCTTTAGATGATGAAGGTATTTTAATTTGCAATATTTGCTATAAAAATGTGCCTTATTTAATTGAAAATGAAAAGCCGTCTTACAAAGAACCACCTAAAGAGGTTTGTTTTTATGCTTATAAAAGAATTAATCATTTTAAAGAAATATTATCACAATTTCAGGGTAAAGAAACAACACAAATACCACAAGAAGTAATTGATAATATTAATATTCAAATTAAAAAGGAGAGAAGTACTATTCAAAATATTACTAATATAAAAACAAAGGAAATATTAAAAAAATTGGGCTATAATAAATATTATGAACATATACCATTTATTAAAGATAAATTAGGAATTAAACCGCCGATTATGACACCTGAACTAGAAGAAATTTTATGTAATTTATTTATCGAGTTGCAAGCACCATATTCAAAATTTTGTCCTGATGGGAGAGTTAATTTTTTGAACTATTATTACACAGCATATAAATTATGCGAACTATTAGGTGAAACACAATATCTACAACATTTTCCTATGCTGAAAGACCAAGAAAAACGAATTGAGCAAGATACTATTTGGAAGCAAATTTGCGAAGAATTAGACTGGGAATTTATACCAACTATATAACTATATAGCAGGTTTATAAGGGAATAACCTTAAAAAGTTTGAATTGAAAATTGACAAACTAGGGTCTGTATTATTGACTCCAACATTTTGACCACCTTTTTGTTTATGGTTGATTTTAGTTTTGATTTTTTTTGTAACCTTTTTTCTTCTTCCTCCTTCAAGTATATAATTACTTTGCAAATTGTAATCATTATCGTCATACGATGGTTTGTCTACATTAGGATTAAAATAAGGTGATATTTTACCTCCTTTCATAATATTTTTACGGGAAATCACGTGTTGTCTTTTGGATTTATTTTTTTTATGTTGGGTTCTTTTTTTTGTTTTGTTTGTCATATATTATACTACATATTATAACGCGGCACCAAAGCCTGAAAGGTTTAGACCAATACCTAAACCAGTACCTTGTCTAGCACTTACACCCATACTAGGAATATAAGTATCAAGAATGCTAAAGGTAGCAGCAGCAGTTAAAGCAAGTAAAACAATTTCTTCAATATTCAATGATTTTTTAGGAATAGCATAAGCAGCAATTGCAACCATTAAACCTTCAACTAAATACTTAATCATTCTTTTAACCAACTCACCGACATTTATAAGACCAGTCATTTATATTAAATAAAAAGAAAAAAAGATATTGATAAATATATTTATATTTATATTTATATTTATATTTGCGATAAAAAACTTAAATATAAATAATATATCTAAATTAAATGAGCAACCCTAAAAAACAATCATTTGAGAGAAAAGCAGTTAATGGAAAACAAAATAAGAAATATGTTGATTTATTAGAAGAAGATAAACCTATCGCAGGACAAAAATTTGTATGTGTATCTTTTGTTTCCCCTGAAAAAATTCTTAAACAAAAAGAGGTTTTTATGTTTCAACAATTCCTAAAGAAGTGGGAATTTAATAAATCTATGGAAAAATTTGTGCAGTTTCTAAATTTTATTTCTTATAAATATAATATGTCTTTTGATGACATTAGTAATGATTTTAAAGATTTTGTAAAAGAAGAAAAAGATAATTTAACTAAACTTGGCATTGAAGATGATTATAAAACATTTCTTGATAATAATGAGGAAGAATTAGAGAAGTTATTTGGTATTGAACATAATTTTCAAACAAGTACTAGAGGTATTAAGATTAGAGGAGTGTTTCCAAGTGTAGAAGAAGCAGAGTTAAGATGCAAGCTATTGAGAGAAATTGACCCAAACCATGATGTTTTTGTGGGTCCGGTTGGGCTATGGATGCCTTGGGACCCTGAAGCATATAAAACAGGTCGTGTTGAATATATGGAAGAAGAATTGAACCAACTAATGCACGAAAAACAGAAAAATGAAAGTCAAGCAAAAACAACTTTTGAGCAAAGAGTTAAAGAAGCTAAACAAAACGCAATTGAAGAAAATATTAAAAAGGCAGAAAAAACAGGCAATTTACTTACACAAAGTATTGATGAAAATGGCAATTTAATTGGAGTTAATAATTTGAACACACACGAAAAAACATTTAAGGATACTGAAAATGTATCATCAACTGATATTTGTAAAGAATTATTTGAAGGAGAGAATATTGTTATGGGTAAAACAGATTACGGAAGAAGTAAATTAATAAGTGGACCATTTGCAAATAATAAAAAAGACGTGAAGGAAGAATAATAAAGATGAATAACCATCATAGACGAAACACGCTATTGTTTTTATAGTTTTTATTACGCTACTTATATCTATCGCATGAAATATAATTATAATATATATAAGTTATAACTATATTTGTATATTCAACACGTGTTATTCAGGACAATTTAGTTGGGACATTTTATTTGTTTCATAAGGTTATCTGGATCAATTTTTCCTAATAATAAATTAATTTTATCAAACGATTTAGTAATCAAGTCATTATTTGTTAATGGTATTTCAAATATAATAGGAACATTTTTAGAATATTTCTTGTAAAAATCTTCTACAAGTTTATATATGTCGTCTTTAATTTGGTCTTTTTTATTATTTACAAATTCTTCAAAATCACTGCCTTCCATTAATGGAAGTATATTAAAATTTTGAATTATTCGCTTAGCAGTAAATGGATTTATTGCATAAGAAAATACTTTTGTTATTGGTTTTCCTTTAAACAAAATTTTATTGCCTATAAATATTAAAAAATACATTAATAATGTATTGTATTTTTTATTTTCATAGTTCGTATTTGTAAAAGAACGAAGTTCTATCTCTTCATTTTCAAGCGGACTTAATTGAATACTTGATATACAGTTATTATTATAATATAAACAAATAAGAAGACTGTTTTTTTGTTTCGAATATGCGTTGATTTCACCTTCCATATTTTTCATTATACCAAGACGAATCTCTAAATTTGGACATTTTTGTTTTAACAAATCATTTATTTCACTTAATGTTTCACTTGTATTTGATAGATTAAATAACGAACCTCCTAAATACCTTTTATATTTTCTTTTTCTACTTTTGTTTTGAGACTGGTTAGACCTTTTAGTTTTTTTCATTATATTATATAATAATATAATAATACAATTATACAATTATACGAATATACAAATAGATCATTATACGAATATATAATTTTGTTTCCTATTACCATTTTGTTTTTTTTACACTTATTTTTTGTCCACTACCTCTTTTTTTATTTGCATTTGGATCATATTTTTCTTCTTCGTCATCTGAATCATAGTTTTTGGCAAGTTCCCAAAATTCTTTTGAACCTAATTTGAAATCATTATGATTATCGGCTTTGTACCAAAAAACCTGGTCTTGCAGTTTATTGGATTTCACATTGTTGTTTATAACTAAACACTCATAATTTTCTGTACATTGGTCCATTATTTGACAAAATGATTCAAAAGTTGGAAACATACCAGCATAATTTTCATATATTCTTTTTCTGTTTGCAATATAATTTTCTCTCAAAATAAAAACATAATCTATATTTGTCCTTAACGTGGGAGGAATACCTAATGGATATTGCATTGTAATAATTAACATAACTTTCCAATGTCTTCCGTTCATAAAAAGCAAGCGCATCATTTTATCTCTGGACCAAGAGTTGTCATATAAACAATCATCTAAAATAACAAATGCTCTAGGGTCAATAGTGCTTTTCTTATATGCTTCCATTTCTTTTTTAATTTGTTTCAACACATTTCTTTGCCTTTTTAATATATTTTCAATAATTGCTGTATTATATTCATGGTGAATAAATAACCGTGGCACCATTTTTGAGTAAAACCCGTTTCCTTCTTCTGTTCCTGAAATTACAGAACCTATCGGTATATCTTGTTGATAATATAACAAATCACGCACTAGAAAACTTTTACCAGTATCACGCTTACCTATTAAAACAACTACTGGCCCTTTTGATTCGTTTGATTTAAAACTTATATTTTTCATATCAAACCTTTTTAATTCTAAAGTCATACTATTATAATTTAAAAATAAAATATATATATATTCAACGCATAAAATGGAATATAACTCAAATAATGAAAATAATGAAAATAGTGAAAATAGTGAAAATAATTACACATTATTTTTTGATGGATGTAGTAAAAATAATCCAGGGTTATCGGGTGCAGGCGCTGTGATATACCAAAATAATATTGAAATATATACAAAATCTTTTTTTGTTGGTAAAAATGCAACAAATAATGTTGCAGAATATACTGGTCTTATAATTGGTTTGCAAGAAGCTGTAAAGCAAAACATAAAAAACTTAACTGTAAAAGGTGATAGTTTACTAGTTATAAAACAAATGAATGGTCATTATAAGGTAAATTCTAGTAATATTATACCATTATATAATACTGCAAAAAGTTTTGAAAAGCACTTTGATAAAGTCTCATATTTGCATGTTTATAGAAACGAAAATAAAAGAGCAGATTATTTATCAAACAAAGCCCTACAAAATTATGTATAGTAATAAGTTTAAAACACTCAATATTTTTATAATAAATCACTAATAATGATTAATATTAATTATCAAAAAAGAAAGAATACTGAATTATTTAAATCTTTAGAAAACACTGAATTACTGAATTTATCATTTGCACAAAATTATATTCCTATTTATAAGCGTTTCTTTGTTTTAAATCAGACAAACTATAACAATATAAATTTGAATAATGAATGGTTTATTACGCAAGTAAAAAGCACTGAAACAAATAATTCTAAATTATATAACTGTAAATTGAAAAATATTAATACAGAACAAATACAAAACAAAACTGTGTTTTTTAAATTAGCGCCGTTGATTGATATTTATAAATATCTTGTAGGTAAATATGATGTAACTGATGAAAGTTTATTTAATCTGCCTGTATTAAATTCAAATGAAAATAATTGTAATGCAAAAATGATTGATGTAAATAATTCTGCTTATGTTGATAGCTTTTTTGTTTTTTTAACTTCTATTTTATTAAATAAATATAATTTTATTCATGGATTAGATTTTTATGGGTCATTTCTTGCTATTAAAAATAATTTTATAGTAAATGTATTTGACGATTTAGAATACTTAAATGAATCTGATTTTTTTAATAAAAATAAAAATGTTTTATTTGATATTGATAACTATGACCATTTATTTGATACTAAAGGTAAATTAACGCCAATTAAAATAGAAAATGTGAATCATACTACTACTTGTATTTCATTACATTCTATCAATGATGATATATTTGATAATGTATTTGATAATAATAATGCTACTATAATGGATAATAATGATTTAGTTGAGATGTCTTTAGATATGATTGAATTAACTCCTAATATTACAGATACTATTAGGTCACAGTCAACATATTCATCTAGAACTTCATATACATCTAATTGTAGTGAGTGTGATTCTGATGAAAACAACACAGAAGTCAAAGATGAT